CGTTTCTTTTGTGATCGCTTTTTGGAGGAACGTTTCTTTTGTGATCGCTTTTTGGATGAGCGTTTCTTTTGGGAGCGTTTCTTGGAAGATCGCTTCTTTTGGGATCGTTTCTTGGATGAACGTTTCTTTTGGGAGCGTTTCTTGGAAGATCGCTTCTTTTGGGAGCGTTTCTTAGAAGAACGTTTCTTTTGGGAGCGTTTCTTGGAAGATCTCTTTTTCATTGAACGTTTCTTTGATGAACGTTTCTTTTGGGAGCGTTTCTTAGAAGAACGTTTCTTTTGGGAGCGTTTCTTTGAAGATCTCTTTTTCATAGAGCGTTTCTTGGATGAACGTTTCTTTTGGGAGCGTTTCTTAGAAGAACGTTTCTTTTGGGAGCGTTTCTTGGAAGATCTCTTTTTCATTGAACGTTTCTTGGAAGAACGTTTCTTCATGGAGCGTTTCTTGTAAGAACGCTTCTTAGGGGAAGCAGATGAGATGGTAGAAGAAGCTGCCTTTTTAGCAGAACGTTTTGGTGCAGACTTTCGTGAACGCTTCTTTGAGCTCTTCTTTACGGCACCTCCTAGTAGGTTTGAAATAAACTGTTCAATCATTGTTATTATACAATAAACCAATATTATTTTTTTTTTGCAATTCTCAAAATAATATATTATTTAATTAACTCTTTTTAATATTGTTAGCCCATTATTGTTTTTATACTCTTTTTCAAGAATCCATTCCGGATGGCTTCCTAGAAATTCTCTTATTGCAGGCTGTAGACCTGTTATGATTTCATAAATTGAATAACCACTTGATTTTGATTGTTCTCCAATGTTAGAGTTACACCTTATACTTTCACCTATCTCACCATCAATGTGTGTGTCATGCATAATTATATACTTCCTCACTTTTGCATGATGAAACGCTAATTCGCGTTTCAAATGCCCGTAAATATGCCATGTATCAATGAACAATAAATCAACTTCGGGCAACTCCACTGTTGCACTGTCATGCTTTATAAATTTCATATCTACTCGTGATTTCACAAAATTAATCACTTCATCCACATTAGGAACATCAGCAATATCCACTGAGAATAATTGCTTTGTTTGTTTTGCATTCTCCAATAGTCCCTGTAAAAAAGCCCATGTTGACACCATACTTCTTACCCCACATTCAGCAATGACTTCACAATCTTTTGAATATTGATATAAAGTAGGCAAGTGTTCATTGATATCGGAAGGACGGTTAACAAACTCACGATATATCTCCCGTATCTTATTTCCAACTTCCATTATACTTAATAATGAAAGTTACTTTTAAACTTCTTGTTTAAAGATATTATTCCTTACTATACAATGCTGTTAATCTTTATTTTTCCTTACCTTGCGCTAACATGTTACAAACAAACAGTTGCAACATACTATTTTCGAATTAATCAGATTTTGCCTGGATGTCTAGAAGCTCCTACGTTCGATACCAATAAGACTTATAGTGCTTGTAATTCGTTATACTCTAAGAACAGCAAATATTGGGTTGCAATTAACAAATCCTTTCGACAATGTGGGTCAAAAATTAGAGCTACGTTCAAAAATTCTTCCTATAGTAATGCCATTGATCTCCTTGTCATGGAAGAGTGCCCGGCTTGTAACAAAGACAATAATTTAGATATGTCCTTAGAAGCATTGGTAGAGTTAACTGGATCTATTGAAAATGCATGTGCTATTAACAAACCATTGCCCATAATTTCTTGGAGTTTTGTTTGATATTTTTTTATTTGACTATTACAATGAAAACTTTGTTTATAATACTCTTGCTATTTCTAATGTACATGTTTCTACCCCAAGTTGAACATTTCGCAACGGGTGACAAAAACAAGCTTGCTATCGACCCCTTTTCAAGCTACACCATTGATGACACATCTCATTTGCATCCACAAAGAAACTTGCATTTTCTCTCCACTATCAATGATGCATATATATCCAAAGTATCATCATCAAACACTTTTAGGGGAAGTGGCTTAACAAAAAATCTAGAAAAGCAAATTTTAAAAGATGCTTACAATGGTGTTACTTTGGAATCTCCACCCCACAAAGATACTTGTTTATCAAAATCTATTAGCCTTTGTGAAATGACTGACCCTTTGATGTACATACCACAAAGGAGTTATCCTCCCAAATGGCTGATAAAGTCATTGAAGGACGCTCCTCCTCCTAACTATACAAATATGTCTTGTTTTGCATCTAATTATGCATGTTGCAAGTCGTCTTTATAATCTAAATATTACTCGATAAATAATTTGTTGAGTAATATTAAATATGACTTGGAATATTCTCATAGCATTCCTCTTATTATTATACTTTTTTGGTAAATCTACTAATTCAAAGCGCACCACCAAATCGACTTGTGGTAATTTGTGTAAATTACAGAAAGAGCCAACTACCCACGAATACGATTACAAATTGCAATTTTTACAATGAGTTGTATACTTTGTTTTTGAAATAATCTAGAAAAACTGCTTGAAACACCTTTTCCTTAATAATGCTATCAATATGTAAATGTTTTCTTATTGCAATTGAACTCGAAACTCTGTTTGGGAGCTGAGGAATATCACTCTCAAATAGTGAACGAAATTGTTTTGTGTTTTCTGTCTCAAATTTAATAATGTACTCGTAAAATGTTTCTGATTGTACTGTCATTTTCTATTGATAGTACCAAAATTTTTATCGGAATTTGAACAAGACAGGATTTAAGATATTCCATAACTTGTCTGTTTCCTTGTATGTTTTGTGTATTTCTTTGTAATGCACATTCAATTGTCTAAAGTTTTCTGTTTGATGTTCCCGCATTTTTTTGTAAATAAATCGGTTAAATTTGTCATCCGATTTTATTCTATGGAACAGCTCTCTACATCTAATAATAGTCATATCAACCTTTTGCTTATACAATTCTAATTGCAAATGTTGTCTATAACTCTTAATGTGTTTTCTAAATGAACCTATCGTTTCGAGAATATTTCCATACAAAATTTGGTCCCTACACATTGGACAAAGAATTACCAAATACGCTCTTTCTGATTTTTTCTTCATGTATTCAAATAATATGTACCTTACATAACACTGCGTATGTACATAATGATTCCCGCAAGTATTTGTTATAGGTTGATCATTTTCCATGTCCTCAAGACATAGACAACAGCACATGCCGCATGCTTTCATTTCTTGATTTGTTTTGTTTTTCATTTTCAATTATTTCTGTTTGTTTTCCCCTTGGTATTTATCTTTGGGACACCTTGACCATGGCCTTGTAATACCCTTTAAATCGCTTTCAATTGTAACATCTTTTACCGCTCCGAAATTGGGTGCATATCCAAAAAACGTTGGATCAATGCTAATGTTTTCACTTGACACATTCATTGGAGTATATCCATAAAATTGAGGATTCATTTATTTTATTACTTACAAAATAAATTAATTGTTAACTTATTCTACATAACATCCACTTCCAAGCAATATCCAGGCTGATTGTACGCTATCCCATAGTAATTGTGCTGATTGTGACTTTCTTTTAAAAATCAATTTTGATGGTGTTCCAGATACATTTAATGGATTTGGTGTTAGTATTTTACCAGCACCAAAAAATATTGTATGAGAGCATCCTGTACCCATTGAGCTACATACCAATATTTTTAATGTTCCATCAGGTATGTTGGTGCTTGGCATTGTCCCAGATGATGTTGTATAACTTGTACCAGATACCGAAAACATTGAAACTATGACACTGTCACTTGGAGATCGGTATTGCAATGCCACAGAGCTCAACGTATACCTCTCAAAAGAGTAGCTCAGATTACTTTGAAGTGCCACATTTGTCAAAGAAGCTTGTACGGTGTTTGTCAATGTCGTGAACCGTCCTGTCGAAGCAACTGCTGAACCTACAGGTGTATTATTCACACTACCTCCTCCAATTTGAAAGCTTGTTCCCGAAATTGTGTTTGATCCCGCTGATATGTTTCCATCCAGCCCAAATCCACTCATCTTTGTTGTATATACTTTGTTTACTTCTATATCCCCCAATCCACCAGAAACTACATTGTTGCTTATGGTTGCATTTGAGTAAAATGACCACCTTTCTACGTTATCCTTGAATCCAAAAAATCCTGTTTTGTAACCTACACTTCCAGCAGTTGTGCTAGGTGCAACCGACCCAGTTGTTGACCAATAGTTCACTTGTATGCCGACATCTTTTCCTTGGAACGTTGTCAAATTTGATTTTAAGCTGCCCACTGTACCTTCTGTCGTGATACTGCTTGCATTAATATTAAAGCTAGTTGGACCATTTATCTTTGTGATTACGTAATCTCCATCTATTGATGGTACTGATCCTGTATTTTTCAGTGTAACTGTGTCGCCAACATTCAAGTTCCCTAAAGTATTTGTTGTTATTGATACATTACCACTTGTTCCACTTGCATTACTTATATTGGTTATACTTAATGTTTGATATGTTCCCAATGGAAGTATGTACTTGTTCAAATCAAAGTCAGTTGATGTTGCAGTTAGAGTTCCCACAATGTTTATATTTCCACCAATTGTTACACTTGATGAAATTATACCAACTCCATTGTAACCATTTAATACAAGTTGCTGACCATCACTATATACACTATTTCTTGTAGAGCCAAATGACAAAATATTATATGGAGGTATAACAATATTTCCAGTAGAAAATTTAGGAGTAAGATTTATATCTCCCGAAGAATTTGACACATTTAGATTTCCTGATGTATCCTTAAGAATGTATGTATCATTGTTTGTGCCAATCCATATTGGAACATTTCCCGGAAGACGAACACCCTCTGATGTACTTAAATTTATTGAACCCGTGCTTGCCAAAATAGTAGTATTTGCTTCAGATTTTATTGTCAAGTTCCCAGTTGATGTACTTGAAACACTGGTGCTTGTTGATCCAAACGCCAAAGGAATGTTGTAAGGTAACAATACAGACCCAGATGTTGCTGGTGATATGTTAACATTACCAGAGGTGGCTTGAATTGTTACCACACCCCCAGACAATTTTTGTATACCACTAACCTCACCATTAGATAAACTGACATTTGCCACATATGCATCATTAAATTGCACATCTCCATATGCACCACTAAACACTTCATTTGTATTTGTTCCACTCTTAATAAACACAAATCTTCCTAGATTATTTTTGTATCCAAAAAACCCAACCTTTCCTGCAATGCTATCATTCCATTTAAATTCAATTCCTCTATCCTTTAGATCATTCGTCGCAGGCAATGTCACTCCCCCTAGTGATACTATAGGATCTTGGATATTGACATCTTGACTATATATGTTTGATATTGGTGATGCAATGTTTAGTTTTTCAGAATTGATTGAAAAGTTTCCTGCAGAATCACTTGATATATTTGATAAAGTTCCAAAGTACATGGGTACATTTGATGGTATTTGCACACGTTCAGTTGCATTTATGTTCACATTTGCTCCTGTAATATTAACACTTGTAGTTCCCACTAAGTTTAACACACCACTACATCCTGTTATAGTGTTCGCATTTACTATTCTACCACAAGCAAGATCTATGTTGCCTTGGCTTGTAAAAGTTAATCCTGAACGCAAAAACGCGTTTTGTGCTTCAATATCTCCCATAGTTCCCGTAATAACTTCATTATCATTAGTTGCAGATGAATAATACGTAAATCTTCCACTAGATTGTTTCACCCCAAACCATCCTAAATTGCTTCCACTTGATGTTGTTTGTAAATACTCTATACCTCTATCTTTGTTGTCTATCTGACTATAGTTAGCAATCGAAATAATAGGATCTTTTATCCTAACATTATCCGTGTCAATTATACAGTCTGTTCCTGTCAATGTAAAGCTAGCACTTGATATACTTGTGTTGTCATTCACAACTCTCAAAGATCCTCCTGTATTAGCTAATGTAGTCGTCTTTGCTGATACATTCACACTCCCTGATGTGCTCTGATTTATCATATACGTCGCTCGTGATGTGTCCGTGTATATCACAGATAAGGGATCTGTTGTCAAACGAGTTCCCGTTGGAATGTTAACATATCTGGAACTAGACAAGTTTATGCTATCAAACGATGTAATAACAAAGTTATTAGAGCTATTCCCCGTTACTACCAAATTTCCACCAGACACTGTAGAAATACTATTTGTAGTCCCTGTCACTCCAAATACCAAATTCTTTTGTTCAAGCAATCTAACGTTTTGTGAAAATAAATCAATGTCTGCTGGTGAGCTCACAACAACATTTCCAAATGATGTTGCTAAACTAACACTTGAAGATGCTATCACATTAATACCACTAGAGATAGAATTAGACACTAAACTAACACCGGCACTGTTTCCAACCACGTTTTGTGCCGAGCTTCCAAAATGCAAATATGTGTTTGCAGGTACTATTATATTGCCTCCTGTAGTCGTAAGATATATATTCTTGCTTGATCCAATAAGTAAATCACCACTTGTGTTTGCAACTATTTTTTGCGTTCCCGAGGTTGTTCCATCAAATGATAATTGTGTTTCTACTGGTATTATTATAGAGCCTCTGCTATTTGTAATAATCTCCAAATTCTCTTTTGAAGCCACTACCACATTACTCAATCTTGTTTCTGCTATATAACTTCCAGATGTACCAAGCTTTATTGGTATATTGTTTGGTACTAGAATATCAGTAGATGCACTCAATGCAATTCTATTTGATGCATATACTGTCACATTTGATGAACCGGCTATTGTAACGTTGTTAGAACACCCCGAAATTGTATTAACATTTATGATCCTTCCACAATTCATATCAACTACACCGGAACCCAGCACATTAATATTGTTGACGCTAAGTCCACTATACTCAAAGTTACCAGGCGTCCCTGTTATTATTTCTCCATTGTTTATAGCATCTGGTATAAATGTAAATGATTTGGTAGAATTTCTGAATCCAAACCACCCCAACTTTTGAGTATGCGTTGTTGGATCATAATAATTAAATTCAATTCCTCTGTCTTTTATATCTTCAGCATTTGAACTGAAGTTTGCAACTGTCAATATAGGGTCATAGAATTTTGTATTTGTTGTGTCTATCTTTGCTAATTCCCCGTTTATACTAACTTTGTCTGAAGTTGCAGTTAAACTTGTTCCATCAAATTCAACACGAGTGTTCCCAGAACTACCAAATTGTAAAGGTATGCTTTGTGGAATAATAACATTCCCTGAGCTTGGATTCAATGTTATACTGTGACTACTCTGCAACAATAATCCAGTTGTGTTGCCCGACACCGCATTTGTCGTGTCTCCAAATGTTATCTTTGTATTTTCTGGAATTTTGACATAAAGCTTTGAGTTTAATAAAATATTATTATCCGGGTATTTTGTCAATGAACCTCCCGTCACTATTGCATTTGTGTTCCCACTAGTAGATGTTAGTCTGAATACAGTATCTGATATAATACTCCCAACTGTATAATTTCCAACCAACGTCCCACTTGATATTGCAACTACGTTTCCAATAGCCAAGTGATTGGCTGCAAATGTTGTCACACTTATGTTTCCTGTGCTATATTGTATGTTTCTAATACTTGTGTTTTGAATCCCTGTATCTACGTTCAAAGATAAATCTCCGTTAATTGTTGAGTATTCTTGATCTTGTAACGTTGTTACCAATGCTGACCCATGGCTTGAATACATGACAATGTCATTTGCAACTATAAATGAAGCTCCACCATTTGATAAAACTGATGTAAAATTCCCACTTGACGATTGTTGATACAACGGTCCCTTCACATACACTGTTCCACCCCCATTTGGTATTATATTTATATCACCGTTTATGTTATCAGCCATTATGTCATTTCTGCATATTTCAATGTTACCAAGCAAGGAACATCCATCTACTTTGAATGACCCTTGGCTTCCTTGCAAATACAACTGCGCATTCTGAGAATCCCAAAACAGACCCGTTCCATATATATCACTATTAAAAGTCACATCTTTACTTGTATCAACTGCACTAAAATATGCAGCATTTCTCCCGTTCAATCCTATAATTGTATTGTTTATTTCGGAATCCTCTATTAAGACATTTAACAAAACACCATCCTCAAAAAGACCAGCAATGTTCACTGTCTCCAATTTCAAAGACGTCGCATTAATAGTTTCAAAGTTACCAACATTACTATTTATCGCCCCTCCCTTTAAGGGCTTATTTAATGGCTTGCTGGTATATAAGTTGCTCATAATTGCACAGGTTACTTTAGCTAAATAAATTTAAAATGCATTTTAGCCCAAAACAAATACTACATTACATGACAACATCTCTTATGTATTCTGACACAGTGTTTCTTGCTGTAGAAGGAAACCTAGGAACTCCTTTATCTGTGAGCTCAAAATATTTAACCCATATTTTTTTGCCAATATACTGCAACCCACGCTTGTATAAATCCTGTCTCTCTTCTCGCGTTCCCTGCGGCCTCACATTAAACCTTTGTCCATTACTATTTTCACAAACCCACACAACCAAGTTTGTCTCCTCCCCTGTTGTGTCCACTTCATATGTATAATCAACTATTTTGTATTCATCATCCATGAAATCCTTGTATTTCTGCAAATCATATGATCTAAACTTGCATTTGTACATGCCATTGGCATTTCTCACAATTGCACCCTCGTATCCACTGTGCACAAATTTTTCATGAAATTTGGAAACTTCTTCTTCGGTGTTTGCTTCCACTGTCTCAACTAATACAACTTTTTCAAATCTATGTCTTTTCAAAATCTCATTCAACTTTTTCCTTCTTGCATAATACTCCAAGTTTGTGTCTATGATGTCATATATATGATATTCAAGTTGATTTATTTTTTCGATATCTTCTTCTTTCAACTTTTTTTTCCTCAACACACCAAGATGCTCAAATGTGCCTCCGTGCAAATATACCTCTCCATCAAAAACAACGTCCTCCTGTATTGATGCCAATTCTTTCTTATATACATCACTGCTCAGAATAGCATCAAATGACTTCCCTTGCCTTGATGTGCATTGTTTAGTCTTAGCATTAAAAACCATTCTGTAACCATCGAGTTTAGGCTGCACAAAACAAGGATATTTTATTTTTTTCCCATGCTTTGTGTAATCCTGTGCCAACATTGGTAAATATTCTTCTTTTTCTTCAATATTTAACTTTGAAAAATCAACATCCATAGTTGTACTATACTTCTCAATGTCTCGTTTCTTGGTCCATTTTGATTGGGCATCTAAAATGGCTTGCTCGTAGTGTGTTGTTTCATTTTTTTTCCCAATATTTTTTCCATTTCTAACTGCTACCTTTGCTTCCGTTTTCTTTCCATTTAATTGTCCGTAACTTGTAATTATCACTGAATGTGTATCATTATTCTCAACTTTTATATTCCATTCTTTGAGCTTATTTTTCTTGTCATATCCATATAATGTATCAAACACTTTCTCTTGCATCATTTGTACTCTTCTATTAGCATGTTTTCCATTCAGTTTTTTAACTAGCCGAGTTTAAAAATAATCTCCTTTGGATTCTCAATTATGTCTACCAAGGATATCATAACTAATTATAAAACAATAATATCAATTTCAAACGAGTATATCACACGATCATTTAACACCGATGATCCACTAAAATCTCAAACTTTTAGACTAAAAGCTATACAAACACTTGAGCGCCTAACAGAGGCACTTGAAATAACAGATTACCTTCTTTTAGATTCTTCACCCTCGGTTCCAAGAGACACTTTTATTGAATGCTTTTTTAACCTGGGTACACTTTTGAAAAACTATGCTGAAAATGAAATAATTAATACAGGAATGTTTAATAACACAGATCAAGATATCTTTTATAAGAGTATTTCACAATTTCAAACAATTCTTCATATGGATTTTGAGCATGATTTGTCGATTAAACAAATTATTAGTATATATACACAATTATGCTATCACAATCAACACAATACAGATCTCTGTTTAAAATACCTTCGAGAAGCTCTTTTTTTCTCACCTGACAATGAAACAATACACTATAATCTTGGATTTGTTTATCAAAAATGTAATAAACTGGATCAAGCTTTAATTCATTATAAACTTAGCATCAAATTATGTGGTGATAAGCCCATTAACAAAGAAATTCATCACATGCTTTTGAATAACTACAACGGCATTTCTTGTCTTTACCGTTCCATCAAGCAATGGCCTGAAGCTCTCCATTACCTCCTCAAGGCCGAAAATGTAGATCCCGAAGATCCTGATATCAAAAATCAACTAGGAGTAGTTTATACTGAAATGCGTAGAACTGATCTAGCAGAACAGTCTTATCTGAAAGCTATAGAACACTACAAAAAAACATTTATTTCAAAAGATCCATCATTTTTCCTTTCAGAAATTTATTTGAATTATGGTCATATGCATTCATACAACGGAGATAACCAAAAAGCAATTGACAACTATAACAAGTCATTACAAATATCACCACACTTTGCACTTCCCTTTCAAAACAAGTTAATGAATCTTTCTTATTTGTTTGATCAATTAGATGATAAAATGTACATAACCCACCAGCACAAACTTGTAAACAAACTCTACAAAAAAAATTCTACTTTTACTTTTGACACTTCCTTTTTTCAGTCCGACAAAATAAACATTGGTATTGTATCTGGTGATTTTGTGGATCATCCAGTAAGTTTCTTTATAAGCACTTTTCTAAAACACTACAACACCTCTCGATTCAATGTCACATGTTACTCAGAGTGTGTCATAAACACTGGTTTGTTTAACAAAGAAATTAAATTAAAAATCATCAGAAATATGACTGCAAAGCAAGCAGCACAAACAATCTACAATGATAATATCCATATTCTTTTTGACCTAGCTGGTCACACAGCATTTAATCGGTTAGATGTTTTTGCATTGAAGCCGGCCCCTATTCAAATAACATACATTGGATACCCTTTTACCACTGGATTAAATGAAATGGACTATCGTATAACAGACTCCGTTTGTGACAATATTAGTGTATCTCAAGAATTTTACACTGAAAAATTGCTATCTCTACCAAACTGCTTTTTATGTTACGACCCTACCGGTGGACAAGAATCTAAATATCAAATTCCTGAATTATCACCTACACCTTTTGTTAAAAATAATTACATTACTTTTGGCTGCTTTAATAGATTGAATAAAATAACAGATTCCGTTATCAAAGTATTTAACAATATTCTTTTGAGAAATCCAACATCAAGATTCGTTTTTAAAACCAAAGCCCTTCTCAACCAAAATGTGAAATCTATTTTCCTTCTCAAATTTGATGAAAGTGTGCGTTCCCGTATAAACGTTGTAGATTGTACTATATCACATGTAGCACATTTATCTGTGTATAATCAAATCGATATTGCCATAGATACATTTCCATATTCTGGTACAACAACATCATGTGAAGCCTTGTTGATGGGCGTGCCCGTTTTTAGTCTTTATGACGACAAATATCACTTTCATCCGCAAAATGTAACTTGCAGCATATTGAAGAATAGTCATATGGATTTTTATATTTGTAATAATAATGATGATTTGTATAATAAAATCACAAAACTCCATAAACATAGTACAGAGTTTTGGATCAACTTGAAAAATCAAACACGACTACTATTCTTGAATGGCAATGTTTGTAATAAAGATATTTACATTAACAATCTCATGGATCTTTTACAAAATTTGTACAAAAAACATATTAATTAAACATTCTTTAATTTTTTTATATAATCATAAATTATAAAACATTATGGACAAGCATATTATTTCGTATTATGCCGGCATTTTTATTGTCTTTGCAAGTCATCTTTATGTTTTGACACAATCACCTTCAGATTCTATGAAAACTCATTCTTATGCCAATATTGTTGGTGCACTTCTCATCGCTTATTACTTTATGAACCGCGAAGGCTTCATTGCTTTCTAAATAGTGTTCAAGATAAATGGATCATCTGTTAAAACATATTTTTTGTCCTCTACGTATCCAACTTTCTCGTGTGTATCTTTATCGTAAATGAATTCGTCATCAACCAAGAAAAACGAATCTTCTATGAAAACTCTTTTCATTTTTGATAGAACATCGTTGCTAATTTTGTCTTTTTCATTTTGTGTAACATGATAAATGGGTTTTGGCTTCATATCATGCATTTTATCAAATATTTCCATGTTGGCATGCGTTCCACAATATCTAGTTTTACCAATTTGAACCTTTCTTGTGCACTTGGACCCATTTTTTGTTAGAGCACAACAATAAGCATCACCCATTTCAAACTTTGACATAATCTTTTGATATAATTGCTCTTTAGTTGCAGTATTTGTACTTCCCCTTTCCCTAATATCATAATCAATCAATAGCATGCAAATAACATCTGTTATATCCTTTTTAATAGCTCTCTCAATTGCTGCAGGAAATCCACTTTTAATATTATTCAACTCCATCTGTGTCTTTTCACTTGTGCAGATATATTTTCATTTTTTAATTGGTCCAAACCATATCCTATCTTGTGGTCTTGTTGTGGAACAACTTCTTTAAATAATGTTGCCATTCCTTTCCCAATTAACTCCAACCCACTATCTTGATCTCTCTCGAGCGAAGCTCTCCGTCGGAAGGGGGAGGAACCCCTTAGTTCTCTTGTTAAGTGATATGCTTGATCATTTGCTATCAAAATTGCATACAAAGACTCTTCATTGACTTGCAAATCAATCTCTTTTTTTGATTTTGAGAAACTCAACCTCATACTCATATAATCAAGATTTCTTGCATCGTTTTCTATTGGTTCTAGTTTCTGTATTTGTATCTCATTAAAGCATTTATCAAACTCCAAATGAAGACATTTGTCTCGAAATACGTAACTGGATAGTTTCATGTTGTCTTCCAATATTATTTGGTTTGTATTTAAACTATTCTTAATCAACTCTAATATCAATTAAGAATTTATCGAACAAAATGATTAGGGGCTCCGAAGATGTATTCTTTGTAACCTTCATTTATTGATTTTTGAGAACATTCACTGGTATTTTCCAATGTTTCTACCTTTTTGGTACACCTACAAAGTATATGCATATACTCAACAACCTTGTGTGCCAAAAACAGTATAACAATAATAGCAATCAAGTTTTTTATTTCCATGACAAGATATACCTTAAAGCAATAAAATTAATTCTGTGAAATTCAATAGATTTATCTGATTTTTGCAAGCATCCCTTCATTTTCTAGTACATTTCTTATAATTGTCATTAGTTCCCGTCTGTCAGGGTTTGTAAACGTTTTGCTAACTTCCTTCATAATACCATTTAATGTAACTTTACTATCAATAGATTTAATTATCTGGTTGACATGACCAATATATAAACTTTTCTTATTCAGTATCAAAGATAAATCAACAGGCAAGGAATCGCGTTTAAATAAAGCATGTACTTTTCCTCTTTTAGATTTTATCCCAATTGTCATATAATGTCCACTTTTCACATAATATAATATGATAATCTTATCATTCATCAAATCTGGATTGCTCAGATCTGTTATGTTGTACTCGTCATCAAATATCACAAAGTCGACCTTTGCTGCTTTTGACAAAATGCTTAATGTCATATTATCTCCCTCAAAATGGAACCCATCGTTGGTTATCTCTTTTATAAAGTCTCTTTTTGTTTTTATACGGCTTGGATCCCAATTTCCTCGAAACTCTCCCATTTGCTGTTCTAACGCATAATGATGTATAATCTGTGCAAAAGCTTGGTCCGACATGTCTCTAACATATTTAGCAATTATTTTTCTCAGCTTTTTATGACTAACCCTATAACCGGCATTTGTAAGAGCGGTTTCAATAGATCTAAATTGACAATTACCATCTCCAATTGAATCTTTTCGAAAAAAATTGTTACTAAGAAGTTTTTTTTGCCATCGCTCATCCAATGGCTTCCATTCAAAGACTGGTTTTCTCTCATTGTCACTTATGTCACCTAATGTAAAATTGTCCATTAATGTATCTAAATAAAATAAGATAAATTAATGTTATATTTTTAATAGTCATTTTCTTGAAAGCTGTCACTCTCCTCTTTTATTTTAACTGAAAACCCGTATTTAGTAACTCCATTACTAACTTTTTCTTTTTCATTTCCATATTTAATCTTCATTGCTCGTTTTAGTTCTCTATTATCAGGAATTCTAGTAGATGGATAATTTGATGTCCACCAGTTTTGAAAACTGTTGTATATACTTTTGTTTGTCTCAAGGCATCCATCATCCACTTCTTCAAGACACTGATCAAAGAACTCATTAAACTTGTCATTGTCAACCTTGTATTTGTCTGTTGCCTTCTTGACTTCATCTGGTTCACACAAGCCTTCATACAAATATCTGTTGTACCAATGTATCAGAATACTCATAAAGTAAGGCCTCCATTCCTTTATTTTATATTTTATTCTTGGATCTATCTTGAACTCGTTGTCTTTTACTGGATTGTCACAAAATCTACTTTTGAATTCTATCACTCTAATTCTTCTCCATGTTCCTCCATCAATAGACGTAACCGCTGGTAAATCATTGCAACACATCAGCATTGTTCCTTGTAATTTAAATGTAATAGGTGCTTTGAATAGCTCTCTTGCAATGATTGTATCTCCTCCTGTAAACTGCTTTAGAATACCCGTTCGTAATTTATCATCATGTTCAGGCTCTTGAAACGTGAAAATTCGTTTGCCACGTAATCTTACAACATCTGGAGAAGCGCTGCTCGATGTACCTCTTTTGTTTGTTAACAACGATACATCAACCGATGTTGTATAATCTCCAAGTGTATATTCCAAAAAGTTGACCAAAGTTGATTTCCCATTTGCTCCTGAAATACCTGTCCATATGTAAAACTTCTCTTCAGGAATCCCAACCAATGACTTCCCCAAAACTTTCAGCAAATATTCTCTCACACGTGTATTTGGAATTATTTTAGCTAAAAATTCATATATTTCTTGCACATTTTCGTTTGTCTCGTCATACTCCATAAACTCATATCCTGTTGAAAATGTAATATAATCAGACTGCACACTTGGCCTGAACATGTTATTGCTAAAGTCGTATACACCATTTTTAAATCCCACCAAATAAGGATTTGAATCCAAATTATTATAAAATTCTGGATCATGTGTTTTGAACAAGTACATTATTTGATTGATGATATTCCCTTTAAAGTTAACATTCTCCAGCTTGGAAATAATATTATCCACAAGTTGATTTCTCAAGTTTGCATCTACCATTTGCTCATTTCCCAAATATTCCTCCAATTCTTTATTTTCAACTGATGTATCACTAATCTTTATTCCTCTATAGTATTTTGGAAGCTCTTCTGATATCAATATGTTCATTAAATGACTCTTGTTCCATCTAACTCCATCAAACTCATACCATGTTGTGTTTCTCACGTCATCAACCCGGAATTTATCTTTGAATATCATAAACGCAGCCTTTGCTATTTGATAATGTGATCCAATCAAACTATCTTCCAAACATCTCTTTATTTCTGCTGTCAAATGCACTTCTGTGCTCCAATATTTCGTCGTAATGCTTTCGTACAATCTCTTGTATTTGATTTCAAAATCTTTTGGCAATTCAATCCCTCTATCTGGAAATTTCCTTCTCAAACAATCTTGATCATGACATTTAATATACATACAAGATTGTGATATCTCTACATACAATGGGTTGGATGCCCTCGCGTGCTCTCTTTGCTTAAATGGACATTTCCTTGCTTGCACTGTCACATAGTAACAAAATAGCCCCATTCTATTCGCTTTCTTAAAGAACTTTTCAACGGTCATGTCATAATCACTCAATTCCTTGTTTGTAGATTTGACTTCTTCTAGCAATTTTGAAATATCTTCATGAATTTCCTTGTCATCTATAGCCTTTAAACTCACAGACTTTGTCTCACATGTAATCAATTGTTTGTATTCATCCCTCAAGGTTGCTATCTCTGTGCCACTTCTAACTCTTATAATCGTTTTCTTAAATGTTTCGAAAGACACCGGTTGTTCCACTTCCTGTTTTTCCAAATCGTATACTGCATAAACTTCATTCTCTCCAGTTTTCTTTTTTTCATTCTTTTTAGAACCAAGCATTCTCAATCCAGTTCTATACACTGATGTATCAATTGCTTGCCTGTACTTTTCATCTTGCAATCTCTCTACCACTTTTTCACAAATGGTTTTTGCAATATTTGCATTGACAACTAAATTGTAAAAATTAACATGATACTTGCTAACATTTTCACCCAAAGTTCTTTTTGACACTATATATTCCATTACATCATCACTGTCATACATTTCCTCGATTATTTCTTTGGTCATTTCAACAATATCGAATACATCTTTGTCACTTAATACTATCTTTGACTTTTTTGGTACATCAATATCCAAGAAGAATGCAAAGTTTGCTTTGTATACTTTTTCTATAATATACAAATCTTCTTTACTTTGCAATGCATCAAAGTATCTTTTATAAAAATCATCAAAATAATCGTCAGGAACATTGTACTTTCCCTTGTTGAATGATAAATGTGTTTGTACACTTCCTGTATCTTTTGCAAATCGTAAAATATACTTTCCAAAGCTCATCGTGATTGTCTCAAAAACTCTCAGTTTTTCAGTTTTTTTTAAATGTTCTTTAAACTGACATATGTTTAAAAACAATTTATTTATTTTTCTAATATATACAAATGACTTTCATACTTGTAAGAGATCTTTTAACTAATGAAACATTTCTTATGCAATTTACTGGCTGTGACCAACCAACCTCTTTTGTTAAATGTATCAACTATCTAAAAATGAAATATGAAATGGACAATCTTTATTATATTGTACATCAGGATTTTAAAACATGCCATGTTTATAAACAAACGGAGGTATTGAAACGTGGATGGGTTTGGAATTCCAAGGAATCTGTTAACAATGCTCTCTTTAATCTGGAGCTCATTGAATGCGAAACCACTCCCGAAAAAGCCGATGCAAGCACCCAAACTGATAATCTCATTGACTACAACTTTTATGATAATCTCTTAGAAGAAGTTGACTTAAATGATGACTCTGAAGAAGAGAACACAATTCTTCCACATATTAATAACTTCACTATTGGCAACGGGTATGCTAACACTATGTTTTTTTCCAACCCCCTCAAAATGGAACTCCAGTACAAGCTTTCATTGCCAAATAATGGTCTTCGATCAACAAATAACAATTTCATGTAAAATTTCATAGTTTTTTTTAATTATATATATCATATTATGCCACCAAGTATTTTACAACTTCAAAGTGTCGGCATTCAGGATATATATCTCACAAAAGACCCACAAATAAATATCTTTAAATATGTTTACTATAGATACGTCAATTTTGCCACTGATATTGTAAGGTTAACATTGACTGATGTTGCTACATTTAACAAAAGGTGTTCTTGTGTTATTCCAAAAAGAGGACACCTTCTTTCAAAACTTTATCTTCATATCAAACTTCCTCCTCTTGAAAAAACATCCGGTACCTACCTTTCTTGGGTTGAAACTATTGGATATGCTATTTTTAGTGAACCAATTGAATTGGAGATAGGGGGTGTTGTAGTTGACAGATTGTACCCTCAATTCTTAGACATTTGGGATGATCTCTCCAACGCAAATAAGCAAGCTGGTCGAAATTTTATGCTTAACAAATCAGACTACTATATAACGAATTTCACAAATGCAACGCGTCCATATGATCTCATTATACCATTAGAATTTTGGTTCACCAAACAATATAATTCCGCTCTACCATTACTAAGCATGTACAACCAAGATATCAGAATCAATTTTAAATTCAAGGATTTCTATCAAGTTATAAACTATGATGGGGATACACTTCCTTCAGTAGCATCAATTATTGATTCTCATGTTTATGCTGAGTATGTTTTCTTGGATGACACAATTGTCGAACAATTTCAACGTCAAAAGCATATGTACATAATTGAACAAGTTCAATACAATGGCGACGAAATTATTCCTTCAAACACAACAGTTTATAATACAAGTTTAAAATACAACCACCCTGTCAAAGAACTCGTATTTGCATGTGCTGAAACTTTAGCTGTCGACAATAACAACTATTTTACATACTCTAACATAGATACTGAAGCATCTCTTATATCTGAAGCTGCACTGCTTCTGGATGGAAAACAACGTTTTGAATTCTTACCAGAATTCTATTATAGGGCCATTTTCCCTGATTGCGTACACAGCAATATTCCTATGAAATACATTTACTCAATACCATTTAGCTTGCGTCCTGAAGACAACCAACCAACTGGATCCATTAATATGTCCAGATTTAATGACGTCACTTTATCTCTAAAACTTCCCTCCGGAAATAGAGACTGTTTTTTGTATGTTTATGCAATTAATTATAATATCTTAACAATTGAAAATGGAAACTTTACTCTTGAATGGGCAACTTAACTTTCTTAATTGCTTCTTATTGACTGTGCAAACTCCAATGATTCATATGTTTCATCACAATACAACTCTTCCTGTCTTAACATCACTAACATTATAAACTTTGTAGGCTTGAACTCTTTCACTTTATTTTTTTTATTTGATAAAGTATCCAAAAATTTCATAATCGGTATTGTCAAACAGTTATTGGACGCATTAAGCGCTTTATCCTCAGTTTTAGGACTTACATAAAACTTTGATAATGAATACTTTGTTATATCTGTTGATTGTGCAATTACCGGACTCTTTGTCAGTGTCTTGGTATTAAAGTAATATACTAAGTGATTTAATGTTTCATTTATGTAAAACCCTTCTTTTAATATTTCCAATATATCCTCTGAATTGTATACTGGATCTAATCCCATTCTCTTTGTGCTTTCTATAAGCCCCTGTCCACCAACTGGTGGTGGTGCCATGACACTTGCAAGGGTTGTCTTGTCTGTATCAATGAATGTATTAAAGATATCAATTGGAGATTCTCTTCCCGCATTGTCAATCAATGTGACATATCCTGTTTTTCCTGTCGCAAATGTAATCTCAAATACCATATATAAATGCGATCGACTTGACACTTTATTGTTTGGTGTAGTTTTTATCCTCCCATGATCAACCCTGTATTGTTCAATAGTGTTTGTTAGTATTGTGATGTCCTCCACTTTTAAATTATCAAGATTAAGGCTTTCTGGTATAAAACTTGCAAATTCTTTATTTTCATTGTAAGAATATGTAGGATTTGTCAACTGCGGCACCTCTTTTACCAAATTGTGTATCTTACCTCTTACTTTTCCAAAATTCACGTCAACGGCACTGTAATACTGCTCAAACAAATACTTTAACTTGATGTTTGACACGTCCTTCATGTTAGACAATCCATAATGTATGACGCCGGGAACACCGTTTGTTCCGATCAAAGTATGACTCTTTCCTCCACCTGACTGCCCATATCCCATCAACACAATACTGTATCCATCTTCTACTTGACGAAATGAACTATATAATCCAGGACTTATTGTATCCGATGCCTCAATAATTTCATCCATATTCACTCGTAAAGAATCATTATCCGTTGTAGCATCAACAATGCCCGTATAAACATCTTTATTCCCATATGTATCATCGAATACTCCGTAGAAATCACCAAATGTCATCTTGATGTTATGTGCAACACCTTTTACGTCTTGACAATCAAAATTAACTGATTTACGTTTTTTATTGTCAATGACTTGAATGTTTAATGTTTTCTCTCTCTGTTCCGCCCCTATTAATGGTTTGATTCGGACATATACTCTCACTGCTCCAGCCACATCTTCATATATGTTGGTGAGTTGCAAATCTTGCTCTATATACTCTAGTTTATGTTTATTCCAATATTCAAGAATATTTGCAATTTCTTCGCAAAATGCAGGTTCTACCTTTGAAAGGGTCGACTTGCTTTTTAGATAATGAAAGTTTGGTGAATTAGCATATTTGTCAATATTCAAAAAGCTTATGTGTGCTTGTATTTCTTGTTTAACCTTTTCAAACCTCGCCCGGATTTCTTTTTTGGTTTCCTCGGGTACATCTGTTAAATAATTTCCAGTTTTCACAATTGCATCAAGCTTGCCTATTATAACTTGTTTTCTATAAAATATATTGTTTAAGGCAAAAAAGTTTTGCAGGGTGCTATAACAACTATCATAATCAATTATTGGTTGCACACTTGTTCTAGAGTTTTCTAACAAAAGTTCCCTCACTTGTTGAAGCTCGTTCTTTAGACTTTCTATAATTTTACTATCTTGTTCTTTTTCATTATCACTTTGCTCTTTCATTTTCTTGATCATTTCATCTTTTTGATTTAACATTGCAATTTGGTTAGCAATTGTCTGCTTTAGTTCCATATCAATGTCTTTGGCATTCTGCTTTAATTTGCTAAACTCCTTTTCACTCAAGTTCTTTTGCTGTATAACATATTGCATATTTTTTTGAACTTCTAATAATTCATTCACCAGTTTCTTTTTGTAATCACTAAACTTTCCTGATACATCATGTGCCCACTCCTCCCATTTTTCATTATACTCCTTAATTTTATCAATGATTGTATTCTTTTCTTCGAGTAGCTGTTGTTGGCATCTTGTTGTATATCCTTGCAACATCTCTTCTCTTAATTTACTGCGGTTTAGTTCTTCTGTGATACCTTTTAGTTGACTCGTTAAATCTTCTATATTTTTTTTTAGCACCTCCAATTCTTGCTCCTTTGTCTCAACCTTACTGCTGTAGTCGGAAAGCAAATCTTTATTTTTTGTTATTTCTTCTAACTTTGATTTTTCTGCTTCTACAAGCTCGTTCAATTTTGCTTGAAGAAGATCTCTTTCATTTGTCATTTGTTGGTACATGTTTTCCAAATCCTCAATTTTGATGTCTTTGGAATTCATATAGTCCTTGACCTCTTGTTTATACCTTTCAATCCCATCTGATATTTCTTGCTTTTGGTTCAATATTGTGTTCTTGCACTCTTCCAATTGTGACATGACTTCTTCATATTTCAATTGAATTTCTTGGATTTTTGTTTCAGAACTTTTATTCACTGTTAATACTTCATTGCTTTTACTATCAAATAGTACATTGTATTGTGCTTCCTGATCTTGTAATCTTTGTTTTAATTCATTCACAGCTTTTGTATGTTCATCTTTGGAAACTACATTAACAGCGTCCTTTTGAAATAATTTTAAAAGTCTCTCTTTGTCTTTTTCTTGAAAGCCTTGGACTATTGGGATCTTTTTAACAACATCCTCTAAATCTATATTTTCTGCATCCAAATCAACTGGCTCGATCAGCTTACACATCTCTCCTCTTGAGTTGACAAAACCAACAACCAATTTATTATTGGAAATAACAAACCCAATTGCATTAGTGTCTGCAAATTTCACCGGACTAAAAACCAATTTTGGATAATTTTTCCTTATATACTCCACAATAGAATTAGCATCCATTCCTATTTTATTAATATGTCTCAATAAAATAGTTTTTAGTTTTTACATGTATCCTATAATGTCATCCTTCTCGTCAACTATAATTACATCATTGCTTGGTAACTTTAAAGAGACTTTACATACTTTGTATAAGGGGTCCCAAACTAAATTGTAATCTGTACAAGGCAAGCATCGTTTCGTGTTTACATCATATTGTTGTCCGTCAATGCATTGCAGTTCGTCCTTAAACTTGTTTGCCTCTTCTTCACTCATTGCTGGTTTATCCTTGAATTCTTGTTCCAACTCTTCAACATTGATTTGAGGTACCCCCGTTATATCAATAGGTTTTCCATTTTCTTGTTCTTGAGATGCATCACTACTGCTAGTATCACTGACAGCACTAATGTCTGTATTCACAGTTGTTTCATTATCACTTGTATCATTGGCAGTAGTTGCGGTAATGTCAGTCTTCACCGATGTTGCATTCTCACTCGTGTCACTATTTGTATCAGTTGTTTCATTATCACTTGTATCACTGACAGTTGTTTCAGTAACTTCAGTATTCACTGGTGTTACATTCTCACTTGCATCACTTGCATCACTTGCATCACTAGTATCAATTGTGTCACTTGTGTCACTTGTATAAGTATTTGTATCACTGACAGTAGTTGCAGAAATGTCAGTGTTCACCGATGTTGCATTCTCTATACTCACATCATTTACACCAGTATTTTCGTATGTGTCGTTTTCTGTGCCAATACTTGTATCACTTTCGAATCCATCACTCACACTGTCGGTATCACTTGTATAGCTTGATGTTGTATTTTCACTTTCACTAAAGCTATTGGTTGCATCAATTGCAGTACTTATAGACATGTCACTTGTATCAAAGTTATCCGCACCAAACTTTATATCATCACTTTTATCACTAATGTTTGGATTTGTATCAATTGTCTTTTGTTGTACAGGCCTCTGCACAAATAGGCGTGATAAGATATTCTCTTGTTTTGATGGACTACGCGATGATTTAACAGGTGAGATGGTGTTCATCACACTAGATGCAGATGATAGTCTCTTTGAAACAATTGGCATTATGCTCTTTTGATCAATTGGTGATTTCATCATCCTACCAATACTTGGAGACATCCCTAAAGCAGAAGCAGATGATATAATGCTCTTTTTATCAATTTTCGTTGACAAACTTTCATCACTCTTAATAGGTGTTATCGCATCAGTTTTAATAGGTGTGGGAGATATGCTCGTGTCATTATTTTGTGGTGATAAATTCATCGCACTTTGAATAGGTGTGGGAGAAACGCTCGTGTCATTATTTTTTGGTGATAAATTCACCTCATTTTGAATAGGTGTAAGAGATATGCTCGTGTCATTATTTTGTGGTTTCACCGCACTTTGAGTAGGTGTGGTTGTGCTGACACTTGAACGAACACTGTCGCTACTTGATATGCTTTTCATAACACTTGGTACGATTCCTAACGTAGATGCTGCTGACAGTCTCCTTGCAACAATTGGTATAAGACTATCTGTAGATGTATTTGATAGCCGCGAGAAACCACTTTGGGTTGTTGTCGAAACAGTGCTCTCAATATCACTTTGTGAGGCCGTCGAAACGCTTGGTCGTACGGTGCTCTCAATATCACTTTGTGTAGCCGTAGAAACACTTGGTCGTACGGTGCTCTCAATATCACTTTGTGTAGCCGTAGAAACACTTGGTCGTACGGTGCTGCTGTCCATATCACTTTGTGTAGCCGTCGAAACACTTGGTCGTGCGGTGCTCTCAACACCACTTTGTAAAGGCGAATTCGCTAGTCTCTTATTATTTGGTAAAATATCACTTTGAGTAGGTGTAGTGATGCTTTGGGTACTCGATGCGGTCCTTTTTGTAAAAAACGTATGTATCGGGGATGTTTTTTGTGGAAGTTTTCTTCTATTTTTAAAAAAATCTAGATCAATCGGTTTATTTAGCTTTTTGGTGTTATTTTGAACATCGACAATGCCAACAACTTGTTTATCATCTGTTATCACTCCTGCAATGGTTCCATTCTCAATAATTGGAGGTAATGTTTTTGGTATGAGCGTTTTATTGATAGAATCAAGAATAGCAATGTCTTCAACATGTGTGGTTTTCTTGTTCACAGGCACGAAGTCGTTTTGTGCAGGGTTAAATATCAATGTAGTGGATTCAGGGGTTCCCAAAAGCTTGTCGTTTTTTATTTGGTCTTGCACCTCAGTTTGCGTCTCTTTTGAAACTAGGTCGGAATTTTGCAAAACCTTTGGAAGTGCCGACATTGGATCCTTGACTGTTGGAATTTCGTTTGTGTTTATATCAATACTATCTCTTAATCTTTGCATCTTGCCATTTTTGCTAACTACTCCAATGACTTTATCATCTTTTACTATAAATCCTCTTGCTTTTCCCTTTTCATAAGTCTTTGGAATCTTAATCAAAGATGATGGTGGATAGACAATATCTGGATACATACGCAAAATCCTCCTTAAACATCTTTCAGCTGACTTTGAATTATACAAGCACTTGTCTTTATCTGCCCCAATGTGGTCATGTCTCAACCTTTTATAAACCTTACCTGATGACTTTATAACCTTTCCCGTGAAAGGATTTACGTAAAACTTTGTTTTTTTTTGTGTCATGTACAGTTATCTTATTACTATATATGAAATAAAAATTATGCTTTTACTCAGTTGAGTTTATTAAGCATACACACTCAATATCCTCATCCATTTTATCTGGAAAGCACTCCTCATCACTATCATGTTCAATCATACATGTTGTATTTGTCCACTTTTCTATAAACTTTTTACTTTTTATGATATGAATTGACTCTTGGTACTTTAAAAAATCTTCTCGGTTTTGTTGTAATCTTGTAATAAACTCCCATACTTGCTTTATAATAGGGCGTACACTTGCAAACCAATCCTTCCTTCTTTTTACTATAACTACGTTCCATTTATGTATATGAAAATATATTGGCTCTACTTTGACGGCTTGTGCTTCCAACTCTTTGATTATTTCTACACTCCAATCTATATACTCTTGTGCCAAAGTAATATTGTCCGGTGGATATATGTATTTTTCCTCCGAGTTGTTTGGAAACTCTGTCTTATTTAACAATATCCCCTTTTGTTGACTGGTATCAATAATTTCCAAGCTTAAAAACTCTTCCACACTCTTCAATTCTTGTATTTCACACTCTAAGAAATCACATCTATCCAAATCAGCAACTTCTAATTGTATCTGTATTTGAGTCCAATAATGCAAGGGAACTATGCCATTTATTTTTCTAGTGTATGGGCACTTTATCTCTAACATTACTCCATCTGGTGTTATACCATCCGGTGATGCACCAATGTATTTCAACCTCGGATGAGGAAGCAATCCAAACTCAATTACGTCCGTTTGAAACAATTGTCTGTACATTCTAGTTGCAATCTCTTCATATTTCTTACCCCACAATGTAAACACGGAATCTCTAAACACATTTTCACCATTGTATGCCTTACACTTCTTTATTATGTAATCTTCTTTTGTATCAAAATGACTCAAACATTTCCCGTCATATTTAAAATCATCAATGTCAAATTCTTCCACATAAGGCTTACATACTTCTTCAGTGTTTGTTAAACAACACGCAACTTCCGATGCAGTGATTTTGAGATTTCTCATATCAAACCATTCTTGACTTCTTTGAACAGGCTGTTCTTTTTTTCTTAAAGTCTGTACTCGCCTTTGATACTTTCGTAACTCCGCCATGTAGCAGGTATGCTGTGTTCCTTTTAAACTCAATTTTATTATATCATTATACGTACGTTAAATTTCAATAATTTAAAAGTAACAGAGTATTAATACTAGTCATGCAAACAATCCCGACTTCTGTTTTTACTATTGATGAGTTCCTCGAACAATACTCAATTTTGACAGAAATTTATCAATCTGCGCAAACCGCATTTTTTGAAACAAAAAAGGTCGAAAACGAAAAATATATCAATTGCATTCAACGATGTAGTTGCATCATCAAGTTCTTAGACAACTTGAATATGTTTGTTGTAAGTCGTCATAAGGATGCCATTAAAGAAACTTATTATATTAGTGCTGAGTTGCTTGTTAGAACAGTTGGTTTGAATTCTACCAAAAGCAATTTTACTGAAAATGAAAAGAATACTCTGTACATTGCTATTGCACACCTTCGTAAAGCACTTGACATTGAACCATTCCATAAACAGTCTCAGGAGCTTTTCCGTATGATTTTTCTATTTCTGACCATTTATAATCCAAATGTCCAAGAAAACATTACTTATTTGAATCAAGTTCTTGTCGTAGATCCTTGTGATTATCAACTTCACTATAATCTTGCATTTATGTTTCATAGAGTAAACCAACTTGATAGCAGCTTGTATCATTACAAATTGGCTGTTGGAATTCTTGATATGATTATTGAAAAAGAAAAACTTGCAGACAAAAATGTTGATGGACTCCAACAATTTAAAATCAAATGTCTTAATGGTCTCGGAAGCATTTACTTTACCATTCAAAACAGAGACTTGGCGCTTTACTATTTTAATCTAGCTGCACAAATTGACCCACTTGACCCTGATATTAATAATCAAATTGGTGTTGTTTATACAGAACTGCGTTCAACTGATAAAGCAATTGAACATTATGAAAAAGGTATCAAGTATTATAAAAGAGCACATATCTCAGTTGATAAAGAGATGCTTGTTGCCAGTATGTACATGAACATGGGTTTGGCAAAATGCTATGAATGCGATTTTACAAATGCAATCGAATGTTATAATAAAGCACTCAAGTACAAGCCAAGATTATCTCTGGCATACCAAAACAAGCTTCTTGATGTCAACTACATCTCTCATTTAATTGAAGATCCTATGTACATTTCCCGGCTCCACAAAAGTATTAACAAAATCTATCCAAAAGTGATTGAAAACTGGAAAGAGGGCAATCCTAATTATAAAATTAAAAATGACTTTTTTGGAAAAACAAAAGCTGAAATTCTCAAAAGGGGTAAGAAACTCAAGATTGGCTTTGTTTCCGGAGACTTTATTTGCCATCCAGTAGCATACTTCATTCACAGTATTTTGAACCATATCAATTATGATTTGTTTGACGTTTATTGCTATTCTGTCAAGGTTGTCAAGCTGGATGAAATGTTCAAACAATGCAATTGGTTTGTTGTAAAAAATAAAGATGCAGAACAATTGGCTGATTTAATTCGAAGTCATGAGATCGACGTCTTATTTGACTTGTCGGCACACACTGGTGACAACCGTCTAGACACTTTTGTATTGAAACCAGCACCTATTCAGATTAGCTACTGTGGCTACCCTAACTCTAGCGGAATAAAGTCAATGGATTACCATATTACAGACACCTATTGCGATAGCGAATTCTCACAAAAGTATTATCAAGAAAAGCTCGTTTTCATGAAACGTTGCTTTTTGTCATACACACCTAGCATGGGCATTAAAAACATTCCCGAAATTCCTGATACTCAACCATGTATCACAAATGGTTATGTCACATTTGGTTGCTTTAATAGATATAACAAAATTAATAGTATGGTTATTGGAGTTTGGGAAAAGATCTTGCAAAGAGCACCTACTGCAAGATTTGTTATCAAAACGAAAGAATTTCTCACACCAAAACTTAAGCAGCAATTCTTGGATACATTCCAAGACAAATCCGTTCTTGAAAGAGTTATCATTCTTCCCTACTCTGATACATATCAAGAACACCTGCCCGACTACAACAAAATGGATATCTCATTAGATACCTTTCCTTATTCTGGAACAACCACTAGTTGTGAAAGTCTAATGATGGGTGTCCCCATCTTGACTTGCTTTGACAACATCAGACATTATCACTCTCAAAACGTCACAACCAGTCTTATGAAAAACAGCAATTTACCAGAATTTGTTGCTTATTCTCAAGAAGAATACATCTCCAAGGCTGTGGAATATGCTACTAACTTTTCTGCCTTGGCCGACCTCAAGAAACGAGTGCGTTCAAACTTTGTAAACGGCGCCATCTGTGATTATACAGGCTTTGTCAATGAGTTTGAAGATCAAATCATTTCTATTTATCAAAACCATACCTGGTAATCTACTCATTAAAATAATTAACTATCTTATGAAATTGTTAATTATTTTATCTTGTATGTTCTAATTTTCTTCCTGTCGTTGTTTGTATATAACCTTGAATTATAAACTTACCCTCATGCACTTCCATATGACATCGCTTGCACAAAGAGACAAGATTGTATGCCGCATTTTTATGATGATGTCCTGTGAAATTATTGTCATCTGCCGTACATTGAAATTTAATGTGATGAGTATCAAGTGGAATATCAGTCTTTTTGGTAGGGGTATACCCACATATCTCACATTCATTAAGTATCTTTGTTCTATTGTATCTGCTCCTTTTTGCTTTGACCACTTCTGTGTTCCTATTCGTAATCGCATTTCTTATTTCAAATGCTACATCCATCAACTCTTCTTCGATCCCTACAGCTTTTGCCACCTCTAGCCCATACAACTCACTACACGCACCTTGTTCCAAAGTTCTTGTAAAAATTATCTGATCTTCTTCAACCCTTACACTCAGATGACATATCTGCAAGTTCTCGCTCTCATTAATCCTTTCCAACTTTGCAACATCTAATAAATGTGTAGTAAACACAAATTTTGCACCACTCTTCAATAATTTCAATATTGTGGCTGCAAATATAGATGTTGCTGAGTATACTTCTGTCCCTTTGGTTAGCTCATCACATAACACTAAACAATTTCTATTTGCCATTCTTATAATTTTTTTCAATCCAACCATTTCCGTCACAAATGAGCTTTGTGCTTTCCACATGTTATCCATCATATCTACTTGTGTCACTATTGAATCAAAAGGCGCAAATTTTAATTGCTTGCACGGAACATATAATCCACATTGTGCCATAACTATACACAAGCCTATTGATCTTAATAAACTGCTTTTTCCACACGAGTTTAAGGCATATAGTATCATTCCGTTTTTTTCAGCATTAAGCGTTATGTCATTTGGGACATATTCCGTCTTGTCATTTATACGCTCTATTATTGGATGTCTTAACCCTTCAGCCTCTATAAATGACTCTCCGGATACAATCTCAGGAACACAATACTTGTACATCTTTTTACATTTATTATTGGATTGTGCAATGTCTACTCTTTCTACAAATTCTTTTAATTCTGTAAAAATATTACTATAAATTTTGCAAAACTTTTGCAAATATTCCATGTACACTGCTTTAACCCTTCTTTGACATAGCTCGTTCAAATTAACAAGGTTTGATGAATATTGTTTCAACTCACTTGTCGTTATTTTACAACTATTTGCCACATTTTTTATAACCAGTTTTTTCGATTCCTCCTTTCCCAATTCTTTCAATAAAAGTTCCGTCCTTATTTTTGTGCATGTGAAAAAATATCCATCTTGCTCTGTATATGCCATTTTTATCCATTCACTCTGTCCGTCCTTTATTATTTTATTCTCTAATTCTTGTCTTAGCTCTTCTACTTGACCTTCTATTACCCTAATCTTTGTGTATATTTCATCTATCTCCTTTTCCTTACCAGCTTTGAAAAACATACCGTTCTCATTGAAATTTGCGCGTTTCATCTCGTCTATCTCGAAACATTCTCCATACTCTTTCATAAATGAAGCAAGCTTATCCACTACCTCTTGTTTTAATCCATATGGTTGTACTATGCTATGTAACTCTAGAATACTCTCATAAGCTGTATTCAGATTATAAAACTCGTATGGCTGTAACATTCCCAAACTCAATTTTCTATGCAACCTTTCAAAATCGCAAATATTTTCCAAAACTCTTTCCAGATTCCCTTCCGAAACACTCGCTTCCAAATCAATACAGAAATCATATCTCGATTGAATTTCTTCACTTGATTTTAATGGTTTGCATAACATTATCTTCAATCCCCTTTTCCCAATTGCTGTTTTTGTTTTGTTTATCACATTGAACAAACTTCCAAATCTCACATTTCTACCCTTTGGATCAGGCAAGATATTAAGTTGATGCATCGTGTTCATTTCTAAAACTAAATGATTGTACTCATTAATCAATTTTGGATGCGCCAAATTTTCTACATACTTTATATCATGTTTAGCAATGAATTTTATGATATTTATGCAGTTTAAGCTAGTCAACTGCAAGTGTTCCAAGTCAAAATACTCCAATGGGCTCAATATTCCAAAGTTTACGTGCTTGTATATTTTATGAAAAAACTCATTTTGGTAATCTACTTTGACTTCATCACTTTTCTCCACTCTCTCCCAGTGAAAACTCTTTTCGTATAATCCCAAATGCTCCATTACATACAATTCTTCAAAATGCTTTGGTATACTATCTTTCGGTTTGCATTTAACAGCAAACAATATTTCTTTACTATTGTATCTCAGCATAATCCTATATATGTCATCAAGAACACTTTCAAATGAATTTGAGATAGTTGCCACGTTAACAATATCAATCCCTGATTCATAAACGTCAAATGTATTTGTACTTGTGTTTATATTACATATGCTATAACTTATCGCTTGCATATTATGCATTTCAACCATGACACTTGTTAGATTATTCCCATCTGTTGCACCTTTATCATTTACTAAGTCCAAAGGCTGAATACCAGGAGAATAAATTCCTGAGATACTTCTTCTCTGTTTTTTGTTGCCATCATCTTTTTGATCTACAACTATCACGGTATATCCACTGTCTAACAACAATGTTATATATTTTGATAAGGCATGTTTTGGAAACCCTCCAAAATTGTAATTTGTCCTGTCAACTGTCTGTATACTCTTGTTCTTTTTTGTAACTTGTATGTTCAATATCTCACTAATTTCATCTAAATTTCCTATGTTCTCCGTCTCATTTTTTATCATTTGTATTTCATAAAAAAACCCTACTAACATCAGCACACATGTTTTCTCTCCATACTCCCTTCTGTATTTTTCATAATATTCAAAGTATTCATCCGACAACCTTTGATTATCGTTCTTTTTCGACATTATCTAACTTAATACCATTTTATAGTTTTAAATTAAATTCAAAATTTCATTGTATTATAGGAGGTGACATTAGATGTGACTGTGCCGGCAAATGCACCGCAGTTATCTCTTTATTTTCATTGTTGTTTTCCACAATGACGACTGTATACTTTTGCAATAGCATCTTTGGAACAAATTCAAACAATTTATCTCTTTCTACAACTGCATGGGCAGTTTGCATGACATCTAGTAACCTCATTTCAAATATGTTTTGGTTCTCCAATAGTATGCATGTTTTTGAACCATATCTCTCCTTGCATTCCGTGTCGTACATATTTTTACACTTTCTATTTATTATTGTATCTATTTTTTTAAACTATTTAAAACGCTTATTTTTTTTATTTATGTATAATATAAATACACTAATGGAATCTTTAAAGAGTATCGCAAACACCGCTTCCGGTTATGCACACACCGTTCTTGCTAATCCATATGTCATGGCAGTTGTAAAAATCACCATTGTTCTTTATGCAGCCCAAATGGCTCCTCGACTTCCATCACCTGTCTCCGCATTGTTTTCCAACACCTTTTTCAAACTTTTTGCCTTGTTCCTTATTGCTTATCTAGCTGAACATGATGTCCAACTTTCCATCATTCTTGCTGTTGCTTTTGTATTTGGAACAAATTTACTTTCTGGAAGAGGCTTATTTGAATCCTTTGCCGACTTTTCTCCTGATTTCAAAGCCGACCCTAACTTCAAACTCATTGAACCAAAATCTGTTTTGTACCCTGGTTGCCAAGACATCACCGTCAATGACCTCATGTCAGCATTTGATAATGATAAATTAAAACTTCAAACAACCGTCCAAAATGCCTTTAAAGAACTTCTTCTTCAAATCTCTGACAAACCAACAAAAGAAAAGCTCATTTATCTCTCACATGCTACAGGGGTTCCATATAACGTTCCTCTCAATGATGAAAACGCCCCACTTTATGCAACTATTCTCTTGTACTCTGGATTCCAGTTTGGTGACAAGTGCATCGCCCCTCAACAGTAATCAATTCTTGCTTTTAATATTATTCAAACACATATTAATAGCAATTTAGTAGTATCTCAATTCACCATCCTTAATTATTATATATTTGACTCCAAAAATCTTTTTGTTGAAGTAATCGTAGAACTCCTGAAAACCTATATCCACATTACATACATTTCTCACAAACGTATTGAAAAATATCTTTTGTAGCGGCTTTGTTTTTTCCTTTTTGAATAGTACTAGCTTACTCTCCTCTGATGCTTTGTATGTTTCTACAACGTTATTATTGCTACCCACCACAAATAGTTGTATACTCTCCCTGAAAAGCTTGCTCACGTCCGTATCAACGTTGGCATCAACTACAATAATAGTTTTTCTTTTATCTTCGCATATCTCTTCGATTTTCTTACTTGGTATACTCGATTTCACTATAAAATCAGTAAAATACATGTACGGATTATCTAACATCATCTTCTTAAATGCTTGTCTGTTTTCCGATGAAGTAATCACATATACCCTTTTCGTATACAAATCATCTATCCCTTTTATCAAACTAAGACTGTCAATAACTTCACTCAATACTACCACATTGTCATCAATATCCTTGTTTGTAATAAATATGTTTTTTTTTCTTAAATCAACACCTCTTAAGATAAACTTCTTTGCCAAGACCCCCTTGTCTGAGAATGACTCAGATACTTCTCTTGGCGTTTCTGTCGACTCGGTTGTCTCTGTCTTTTCATCAACAGAGCTTTCAGTAGATTCTTCAACATCCTTTACAGTAGATTCTTCAACGTTTTCCTCAATTTTCTTTTCACTTTCAACATCTTCTACACTTGATAGTTTTGTTTCCGTTTGAGTACATACATTTGTCACTTGTCTTTTGTCTTGTTTTTTATTTACAGGCTTGCTAACAAAAAATGCACTTAATATATCGGATAATTCCATTATATTAAGAACCAATAAAAAACATCATTTTTATAAACGTATACCTTATTTTTCCCATATGTGATACCAAAACTCTGGCACAACGTGTGTCGAGTTACAAAACATGTCTTCAAATTTTTTCCTATAATGCATTTCCTCCTTTGTCTGAGGTTTAGTTTTTGAATATATTGAATTGATATAATTGTAATACTCGTAATCAGTGTACATTTCATTAAAGTACTGTTGAACTGTTCGTTCTAGGTTTTTACTGAAACAATTCACTACATCTTGAATTGGCCTCCACAAAACATCCTTGCTCATCATTCCATCATCAAACGCTTTTCGCACAATGTATTTTTCAATTGGCTGTTTTGAATTTTCGTATATTTGTGGCCTTTTTAATCTTGGATGTACTGACAACATGTACTCCATGAAACGGATGTCCAAATATGGATGTCTTAATTCAATCCCATGGTATGCAGCAATTTTATCACAACGCAACAAATCGTATTTTGCAAGTCGTTCTATTAATTCTATACTCTTTATTTGTAACATTGCATCATCATATGTAAATAACTGATTGTACCCACATAATTCATCAAGTCCCTCCCCTGTTAACAATACCCTAACATCAGTCCTTTCTTTTATGTATTTGAATAATATATTGTATGGAATGGAACTTCTTATTGTGACTGGATCATAAGTTTCTGTTGTCCATATAATCGAATCTATATCTTCATTCAACCTTTTAATCTCATCCACTGTAACAATGAAATGCCTTATTTTTATCGATAACTTTGTTTCTAAATAAGAAATACACTGTTTTGCATTCCGTACATCGTCACTTGCATCATCACCTACTGTAAATGCATATATTGGTTCTTTCGTGTTATGTGCTATAATGCTTAATATTAATGCACTATCAAAACCACCAGAAAATAATACTCCTACTGGCACTTCTGACATTGTGTACCTTGCCATTATGGCATTTTTCACGTGTTCACTTATATTCTTATACAGTTCTTGAATCACGTCAGGGCGTGCTGTAGTAACTGTACAGTTATGTATATCTTTGTAATACTCTAATGTGCTATATTCAGTAAAGTCTATGTTTTGCATTGCATCTTGGAACGACCAGTATTTTCCTGGTGGCACCTCCACAATGTCGTATAAACTATCTTCCAAAATAAATTTTGGTATCCCCTTTATCTCTGATACAAACATGTAAAAAAAATCTATCTTGTGTTTTACCATATATAATGGTCTTGTTCCAAGCAAGTCTCTCACTACAAACACGTTAACATCACCCAAAACAAACGTGTCAATGTTTTCCATCAACACAAAAGTATAATCACCATTTATCCTTTTCAATGTCTCTTCTAATCCGTATTTTATATACATTGGAAGTATCACCTCGCAATCACTTTCTGAACGCAAGTCTTTTTCTGAAAACTGTTCTTGCTCTTTTATCTCTTTAGCATTATATATTTCCCCGTTGCACATTAATGTTCTTTTGGGACGTGTTCTCAATTCAGGGTACTTCCGAATCTGATGCACTATAGGATCTTCAAATGGCTGAGATCCATCTTTTGACGTATCATTAATGCTCATTCTGTGATATCCACTTATAAATGTGTATGGTGTATACTCTTGTATTTCCCTTTTGCTTAAGAACATTTTTACTTGATCAAGATTCATTCTTGTTATTTTTGTTGTTGATTCAGTTATGTATGCCGAATCATCTTGACCCCTGTGCCGCATTTTTATAAATGAATTTGTAAACTCAATATTCACCGGTGGGTTTTTTGAGTTGTAGATAACAAGAGAAATCCCACCCATTTATACACTACTCATTTTTTATTTTTGTAAAGTAAACTAAATATTTTACTTGACATCTATTAATCACTTTTATTGTTTTGTACCACTTGCAATATTTCATCATACTTGTCTTCTATCTTTTTCTTGTCTTGTTTTCCCAGTTTTCTCAGACTCAATTTTGTTTTGATTTTCTCAACACAAGCCTTTTTATCATCTTCTACCAATCCATCTCCTTTTTTAACAATATAATATAGAATCTCTTCATGAATCACTTTCTCTGTTGATGCTGTCAATACACTTTTAGGAGCATATTTTTTTCCATCAACATTATTTGATTTTATTGCTTTGCCTGTTTTATTGATCACATTAAAACAACTCTTTTCTTCCTCGTACTTTATTACTTTGATAATTTCAATATACCCCTTCGTCATGTTCCACTTTAAATCTCTGTACGTCATCTTTTTTTCTTTATAATATTCTATCAACTTTTGTGAAAGGTCCTCTGTCAAGCTTTGTTTTGTCGCATTTCCATGTACTTTTTCTTTCATCATGAACTTTGTAACATGATATTCAGCATAACTTGCAAACCTTTCATTTCTTTCCTCTTCACTCAACACGCCCCATCTTTTAAAATATTTTCCATCTTGTTGAACTTGTTTTGGAATAACTATTGCGCCATACGATTTCTGATCCGTCAAATATAAATACAAATCGTTCTCCAGATTTCTTACAATGTTTAATGTATATTTTTCTTTTTCCTCAATTAATTTACACAATTCGCAATATTCTTTAATATAATCGTCTAACTTTTCCCTTTCAAAGATATTGTTTACAATGTCCTTTTTACTTGTCACATTGTTCACTTCAACATTGTGCTTGTATTTAATGGATATATATTCATGAATATTAAGGGTAGTCTCTGCATGTAGGGTCGACAGATTATGAATCAACTCTTTGTATTTTTCCTTTATTTTTTTCGTTTTTCCAAGTGTCGTAGTGTATGTATTCATTGCTGATACGCAATCTCTATATACATCCAATTGTTCTTTTGTTAATGTGTCTTGTATGATGTCCTTGATTTTTTCTTCTACATCTATCATGTTTGTCGTAAGCTTTTTTATTTCGTCCCTTTCAATATATTGATTATATAACTTGTAATACAGTTCACCTTGGTCTTCTTGATCATTCAGCCATTGCAAACGCTTTTGACGTATTTGTTCTCGTAGTTGCTCTTTCAATTTGTCTTGCGCGCCCCATATTTCATTATCACTCATCTCAATTTTTATGTAAGGACACATTCCATATTTTTCTAATACTCTTTCATGCAAAAACAAAATTCCAAGATACTCTTTTGGATCGACTTCCTTGTATTTTTTTTGGTATTCTATGTATTCATTAAACTTGTTCTTGGCTTTCTCTCGTATCTCTTTTGCTTTTTTTGCTCTTGTCATTGCTTCTCCATCCTTTTTCTTTCTTGCTGCTCCAAATTCGATGCTATCAAAAGCCCTTTCTGCTCTTTTTAACTCGTTCTCTCTTTGCCTTTTTTCACGTTCTCCTTTATGAAGGGCTTTTAATTTTTCTGTATGTTCCTTTAAAGCCCGCATTTTCCCCTTTTTTTCTTCTTCTAAATCTTTTTTTGCATTAACATCTGTCGTTATCTTTTTTTTATCAATTATATGCTGAATATCCTTTTTCAAATAATCAATTGTTCTTGTTATTGTGTCTATAATATTCTCACTTTTCCTTACTTCCATTCTTATCTCATCTCATTGACCTATTCTTTTCAATTTTTATTTGTTCTACCTCAATTCCGTTTTCTTTAAATACTCTTATGCACATTTCATCTAGCTCTTGTGTATAATGCTCTGTGTATATAACACGCTTTATTCCGCATTGTATTATTTTTTTAGCACAACTAATGCATGGTAATAATGTGACATACATATTCGCATTTTTCAAATCATTTTTTGCTACAAAAAATAATGCATTTTCTTCTGCATGCAAACACATACATATATCTAAACTTGTCCCGGCCGTTCCTGTATTTTTGCACCTATCACATCCACCCTCATAGCAATTTTTGGTTCCTCTTGGCGTACCATTATAACCCAATGAAAGAATTCTATTGTCATTCACTAAAATACATCCAACTCGCCTTCTTAAACAATTGCTTCTTTGGCTCGTCAAATGAGCTATTGTCATAAAATATTCATCCCATGATGGCCTCACAAACTCCATTTATTTATTTTAAGATTTTCTATTTAAACTTTTTTCGTACAATTCGTTAAAAGTATTTTCTATTATACCTGTAATAAGTGCATTATGATCCCTGATAAACTGCTTATCAATCTAAAAATTTTAAGCAAAATCCAAAAGAATGGCCGCATTTCACGCAGCTATGATGGAATAATTGGTCTAGAAAAGGAAGCTTTATATCAACCTCTTAAGAGGTTTCTTTCCCATGACTCGAGGAAACAAGCTATAAATGAAATCAATAGCATTGTTTCCGAAAGTATTGCTACTTTCCATAACATTCTAAATTCTAAATATATGAGTGTGACATTTTGCGGAACAGATGAATACAACAAACATTGTGAAAATCTTCATCTTTTGGTTTCCGAAATGGATCAAGCACGCATTGGAATTGAAAATTTAAAATTTACTTATCAAAATGATCAAAATATTGCTTCACAACTTGACATTGTTATTCTCAAACTAAATTCCAACATAAGAGATATACATTCCAAACTTTCAGGTTTTGTTCCTTCATTAACATACAACAATGCTCCTGATGATAACCCATCTTTTCAGGACTCAACATTTAATAATGAAGCTGAATAATATAATGGACTATTAAATATTATATTATTTACATTAATATATACAACATGATTGAATTGCAAGATATTAAAAACCCTGTTAATATACTTCAGCAGCCAAAATCAAAAATGACAACTAACACTTTTGTCCAACCAGTTCAAGAAGTTGTCGTAACTACTGACAACAAGGTACCTCCAACAGCTCTCCAAACATTCAACACATCATTTTCTACAAGTGTGATTGGCTTGCTTGACGATCTTTTACACAAACCATCAAGCATCCCATGGCCTCGCTACTTGGTAACAGTTTTAAACAAAGATAACAGAACAACTCATATTGGAATACTCTTTTTGGCACTAGCCCTTTTATTCATCTTAATAAAAATGTAAACTTATATATACATACTCATAAATGACTGTTCTCGGTTTTGTTTTACTAAGCATTTGTCAACATAATGTGTTGTCACCACACAAACGTCTTTTTCAAACTTTAATTCGCTCACGCCACCCACCAAAACATCATAATTTAATTTATATAGTACCTTTTCTATGCATTTTCTAAGCTGTCTGATGCCACTCTCTATCTCACATTTATGCACGACAATGTACTCTATTACTTCCTTGTCAATATTTACTACAAAATCAAACTTCATGCTTTCTATAATTTCAGGTATTACTTTTTGTTGACATATCAATACCTTTTCCTCCAAAGTTGGCTTTTCGATGTACAATATTTTCATTCTATCAGAAACAATTTCATCTACCTTTGATAAATCATTGAATGACAATACAAAAAACACTTTGGACAAATCTAAAGGAACATTTGATAAATAATTATCTTGAAAATGGTTATTTTGTTCTTCATCGAGAAGATGTGTTAACACTCCATTAATTTCCCTTGATTTGGTTTCACTTAGCTTGTCAATTTCATCCAAGTATATAATTGGATTCATGTATTGTGAACTTTGCAGTGCTTCTACTATTTTCCCTGCTTTTGAACCAACGTATGTTTCCGAATGTCCAGTGAGAACAGCAACATCATTGCATCCTCCACAATTTATTTGGCAAAATGGTAATTCCAAAGCTTCTGCAAGACTTCTAATTATTTTTGTTTTTCCAACGCCTTTCTGGCCACACAATGCCAATACTTCTCCCTTCCCTTGCGGATTTGTAACCTTTCTCGCAATAAACTCCAATATTTCTTGTTTGACATCTTCAAGTCCATAAATGTGTTTATCTAATTTCTCTTTTACTGATGCAAAAAACTTTTTTATACATTCTATACTATCACCTTTTTTTATGCTCATTTCTTTATACTTTCCATGTGGTATAGATAATACTGTCTTTAACCAATTCATCCCCTTCGAGTAGTCCGTCCCAGTCATTGCACACGTGTTGTCATGTTTGTCTACTAAAAATGATTTTGTCCCAACATCTAAATCTAGCAATAGTATTTGATCCCTTAGCTTTTCAACCGCATTTGATGTCTTTTTCTTCTTGAATTCTTCAACATTTCTTTCCTCGGCCTCTAGTTTACGCTTTAGTTTGGAACTCCTCGCGTTTATCTCAATAGATTCTTCTGGTATTACTTGAAAAGGACTTTGCGGATAATCCAATGACCGCATTCTTCTTCTCCTCATTGGTCTATTTTTTGTTGTCAATGCATCATTTTCAGAAAATGAATTCAAAAAATCTCGATCTATTTTAACCCAATATATATCTTCAGCATTTGGAATCACTAATTCTGATGAGCAGTGATCTTCACAACAAGCATAATATTGATTCGATGTGCTTTCATATACAATATTCCCTTTCACGTAATTATACTCAGTTTGCCAGTTTCCTACAAACATTTTATTATTCAATTACTATAATAATCGAATAATATTTTTCACTTTTTCAAATTCCCAAATTTCTTTAACTAATATCTAAAATTCACGTAGCTTAGTTGGAGAGTACTTTAATGGCTCGGATGACGTGTCATCACTTTTATATCGGTTTAAACTATTGGTGAAACTTTGCTGAGCCTTCTCTAGTTTTTCATCAAGTTTTTGCTGCGATCTTGCAACTTTTTGTTGTGATTTAAGATAATCATTGATCACTTGTCGATCTTTGTAATCTGCATATTGGTTCTTTAAATCAGCTGTTGCCGATTGTATTCCAGAACTCAATTTTGATCCAACGGAAGACAATCCTGAACTTAGACGAGATCCAAAAGCTGACATCTTTTCTAGAGCTTTTGTACCAACTTTTGAAGCGCCATCGCTCAATGCAGATGCTGCTTTTGCTGCAGTATCCGCAGCACCCCGAAGTAACTCTTTCATTTTATCTTGTGCTGCATTGATAGAAGATTGAACACTTTCAATTGTCTTTTTGATTTTTTCTCTTCTTTCGGCACTTTTTTCAGCAGCAAGTTGGTCTTGTAATTCTTTTAATTCCTTTTTCTTTGCGGCAACTTCGTCTTCCAAAGCACCACCAGCTTGCCCGTACATTCCTAGCAAAACACCCATTCCTCTCATTCTATAGTGGGATTTGACATGCTTTCTCTTAGTGCTACGTTTGGAACTCTTGCGTTTAGAACTTGTGCGTTTAGAACTTTTGCGTTTAGAACTTCGCTTAGCACTTCGCTTGGCACTTCGCTTGGCACTTCGCTTGGTACTTCGTCTAGCACTTCGTCTAGCACTTCGTCTAGCACTTCGTCTAGCACTTCCTCTAGCACTTCGTCTAGCACTTCGTCTAGCACTTCGCTTGGCACTTCGCTTGGCACTTCGTCTAGCACTTCGTCTAGCACTTCGTCTAGCACTTCGTCTAGCACTTCGTCTAGCACTTCGCTTGGCACTTCGTCTAACGCTTCGCTTTGAGCTTCGTCTTAATGCGCTACTTCGAGATGTGCTTCGGCTTTTTACAACACTGTGGCGAGGGCTTTTCATTTTATATAGTTATATATAATAAAAAAAAATTATATATATTCTATTACTTGTTTTTTTCATTTAACACTTTATTGAAATTTTCTTTCATATAATCGTAAATTTGCATATCTCTACCATCTGTGACAAAAGGATCCATTAAACCAAAACGATTGCGTATTTTGTAGAAGTATGTAAATGTGCTTGGATCAAATGGTTGTACATCATTATTTGACATACTTTGGGGCTTTGTTATTTTCATGCTTATAATCTTTATATCTTGTAAATCAATTTTTACAACAGGATTATCAAGTGTTGTATTTCCCGATATTATCCCATACTTTCCTATGTTGTCAATGTTTAGGTACACTTTTATCAAATGGATAAACTCCTTGTTTCCAAATTCGACTTCAAATATAAATCTTCGAGTATTACCCAAATCAATCCAAAAAACTTTATCAATATCTTTTACAATCCGAATATCATTATCTCTCGTAACAGATTTTAGTTGACTTAATACTACATCTTTGAATAAATTGTTATACCCAAATACAAAGCTACTAGGAAACTCATTGTATCTTTTATCAATTGTTTCTACAACATTCCCATAAACTGAAATGAACAAGGAATTATATAAATTGTTTTTAGCTTGAAACATATCATCATCTTTTACTTTGATTATGTTTGAATTTTGAGGAACCACACTAAATGTTTCAATCGATCTTCTCCATATTATTAAAGCAAACAATATAATGACAATAATAATCATCCACATATTAATAGGCAATAAATTAAAAATGTTTAAAAGTATTCTCCAGACGCAAAATCAACCTTCTTGGGTGGTCTTGATACTTGAACACCTTCTCTTTCTGCAATAAGCTCTTGCAACCTTGCATCAATGTCTTTTTGCTTTGGAGAAACATCGGTTTCATTACCATACATCCCTCTTTTTGTAAAATCTATTTCGGGACCTCTTTTATTATCTTGACGCCTTTGTTGTCTTTGTTGGAATTCATTGATTGTTGTCTCCCCACCCACTTCTTGTGGAGTTCGAATTTTCTCATCTGGTTTTTTAATAAATTTAAATGTCTGCTCAGTTGCATCATGCAAGCCTTGAGCATCTAAGCTAGCATATGAATCTGAGAATGATCCCATTTCATTGGAATTAAATCCCATCAATTCATTTTTAGTGTTTTGATTTATTGTGTGTTCCAGCCATTTAAAAGCCTCTTCACCAGATAAAACATATTCTCCTTGTTTTATAATTATAGTAGGCACTTCTTTTATTGCCTGCCCCAAGGCATATTGGATGTCATAAAACACTGTAGGCCTTTGTTGTGTTCTAGTATCCACATCTACGCTTATTGTTTTAAAAGCATCAAATAAATCGGGATACTTTTCAAGTGCTTGAATGAACTGTAAAGAGTAATTGCAATACTCAGAATAAATAAGAATAGGGTTTTCAAACATAGTATGTCAGTACTCACTAAAATATATTTGAACTCTTTACGAAAAGTGTGTAAATTCTGCAAATTAATTATCTATACTCCTATTAGATGTCGGATATACGCCTAAAACGAATAACAATTGATTCGCATGATTATCCTTTAATTATACAAAATGGCGTAGTTAATATCACAAGTACATTAAGCTCCGAAAGTAGCATATCAGGAGCTCTAGTTGTTGATGGTGGTATAAGCATTAAAAGTACACAAACAGCAAATAGCCCAACAGCAGGTGGAGGTCTCACCGTAAATGGAGGTTTGGGTGTCTTGAAAAATGTAAAACTCGGCCAAGATTTAAATTTAACAAGTGCAACTGGAGTTTTTCAGATTGATGGCCTAAGCACGCCTCGATTTTTGGTAGATAGTGTCGTGAATAAACAAATTGTCATGAGACCAGATGGTGTCAATACACGGTTCCATTTATCTGATACTTCGTTAAATATAAATATAACAAAATCAAGCACTAATTCTTCTACAGGGGCATTTGTTGTTGCTGGTGGTGTAAGTATAGAATCTACCGAGGACTCATCTAGCATTACAAGTGGAGGAGGCTTGACAGTGTCTGGCGGTGGTTCATTTGGAAAGAGTTTACATATTGGAGAATGTGCTCAAGCAAAAGACATTGTCTTGTTAAACACAGAAGATGATCCAAGTTCCTCAACCTTATCATTTTACAAATCTAGAAATGAAACAAATACACAACAATCAGATTCTTTTGGTGGGATTACGTGGTATGGATTTGCCAATGGAGCATATTGCGAGACGGGCTCCTTGTCCATGGAGCAAAGTACTGCTGGAAATTCCTTTGCTTCTGGCAAGTTCTCTCTTAATATCACACATCCCACTGGAGATAGCAAAGACCACATTGTTGTCAATGGTGAAAATGATGGTCTTAGCATACATTCAAATAGTGTATTCTTAACTTCAACACATGAATCCGCTTTGCATGTTGACGGTGGGGCAACTATTTCCAAACAATTAGTTTTAGATAATGGTATTGACTCATCTTATAATGCTAATACAATTGGATCAATTGTCACGACAGCTGGAAATGTGGGTATTAATACTTCTAACCCCGATTATGATTTAGATGTAAATGGTGTAATTAATGCAACTGGATTTACAGGTGATAATATCAGCCTATCCGGACTTGCAAATATTCCACATGTACAATGCATATCTCTCACTTCTGCAAATATTATTATCTCTGATAATATCTCATCATCAAATATAAACATAACAAATGCTTCAGTGTCTAATTTGTACTCTGATGATGCTTCCCTATCTGGTTTGGAGTCTCTAAACATAACTTCTACAAACGTTATAACAACAAACTTTACATCACAAAACATAGAAGTGTCATCTGCATTTATTTCAAATCTACAAACAACATCTCACAGTTCATCTTCACTGATAACAAATACATTCACCACCAATACCTTTGAAGCTACTGGTCATGTTAGAATACTTGCAGACTCTAACACAATAGGAAACATTACAACAACAAATGGAAATGTCGGAGTTAATAATGTGATACCACAAATGACATTGGATGTCAACGGAACACTTCATGTAAATGATATTGTCACCTTTTCGAATAGCACCCCTAGTACTGATTCTTCCACTGGAACTTTATTGATCAATGGTGGTCTTAGTATTTGCAATTCATCAAATGCAACCAGCTTAACATGTGGTGGAACTATTACAACAGATGGTGGTGCAAGTGTTGGTCAAGATGTATATATCGGTGGGATCACTTACTTCAAAAACACAACTCCTTCTACAAGTTATTCAAATGCTTCAGTTCACATTGCAGGTGGACTCAGTATATCTCAAAATCAAAATGTTGCTAATGTTGGTAATGGAGGAGCACTAACGGTTGCAGGAGGGGCATCCATTGGTCTTGATTTATATGTTGGCGG